ATTAGGTTTAACTACTCGCCAATGATTGTCTTTATCATAGGCATCATGGTACTCAATAGGAATACCAACAGGACAAAAGATTACATTACGCATATTTTTTCTCAATCATTTGTTTCCACTCAGGCACTCTATCATACTGGTGTACCAATACAAATGGTTTGCCATCACTTGTGCATACTGTATCACCAACTAGAGTTGGGCATTTCTCAATCAACTTGTCACCATACTTAGATGCGACTTGTGGACCGGTTGTTCCTAACTGTGCAGCCCAACCTTCTTCAGAGGCAGTAAATCTTGTAATGTCTCTGTATGGTTTCATATTCAACAATACATTCAATGCGGCTTGGTCTGGTCCACCACCACCTTCTGTGAAGTGTGATGTGCCATTACAAATCATATAGAGATTCAAAAACACATCAAGCATAGTATCAAACTTGCCAGAGATTGTGCCTGCATTATAAACTAATCTGTCTTTGTTGTGGTCGTGAATCAAAGGACCAAATGCTTTCATAAGATTATGACTGCCCCAATCTTCATCTTTGTATTTGATTGATTCACATGCAACATTAATCTGTGCTTCATTCATGTTCTCTTCCAACCAAGTAGAAGGATTGGATTGAAAGATTACATCTTTAACATCTGTTGTGAGAATGTATCGATACTTACCTTCAAACTGTTTTAGTAAATACCATAGATGCAGAAATCTCTCAACTACAATTGAGAAGTCATCTCTGTATACAAATCTTTTGTTTTCTTCATCCTTTTTGAAAGCAAGGATGGTGTAGTTTCGTTTGACTAACTCTTCAACTGTTTCATATGAAACATTATAACAAATCATGGCTTTTGTGCCAGTAAAACCACTTCTGTCTAACGAGTTCACCCATGGTTTAATTTTGTCAAAATCATATCCAGTAATACTACCAATCACTATATCATTCATTACAACTCCAATTATTAATTAAATTCTTTAAATCTTTTTATCTTACGACCTTGGCCAGGTGTGTCATTCTTATATGTATTCACCAATGTGGCAGTACCCTCGGCACCTGCACCGGCCTTAGGTAAAATATCTGGACTAACACTTTCTTTGTGATGTGTTGGTTGTTTTAGTTGAGAAAACTCACGCCTAGCATGTTGTAAATCTTTCACATGGTGCGTTGATACAACTGCTTTTTTTCTTTTGTCAATTTTTTTCCACATTACTTCTGCTTGGTCATTTTTAATATTTTGTATTTGACCAATTTGCCATTGATTATCTGGATGTCTTACCCAATCACCATGATAAACCGCTTCTGTCACACTTTTATGCAATTTCATACCAGTTACATCTTGTACCAGTTTCCACGCATCTTTTGCTTTCTTACTATTAATAAGAGATTGTAACATCTTTTTCTGTTCAGGTGAAGCCTTTTGTTGAAACTTTACCAGTTCCATAATGCCAATGTTACCAGCATAACCCGCTTCGGTTATCTGTTCCATTAACAATCTTGATTTTGCTATTCTTTGAATTGCTTCTGACATTTTATCCTCTAGTCAAGGTAAGAATCTTTTGTATCTGCGCTTCAAGAATTGGTTTACGATTAGGCCAATTGATATATGGTTTATCTGCCGTCTTTAAAAGATTTGACAAGAAAGGCATAATTAACTTCTCTACTTGTGCCAATCTTGCTTTGTACTCTTCAACAGTTTCATCTTTTTCATTAATAACTGCATTGTATTCTTCTTCTGATACCGCAGAGAATCCAAAATCATTATCTCCATACTCAGCAAGAATTTTGTTTATGTCATATGCTGGCATTATTTACTCCAATTTTTCTGTGCAGTAAAATTCAAATGACTGAATTCTAATCTATCAACCAACTTAACTGCATTGCCTTTTAGTCTATCAACAGCAACAAAACCTTCAGGATTTGTTACTTTAAAACCATCTTCAGTTTGTACGAATGTACTTGTTACTTGTCTTAGTTGTTGCAACTTTTTGATAATCATATTCTTGGCATCAACCATGCCGTTCTGCATATCAAAAATTTTGATTAGGTCACTTGAACTACCACGAATTGTACGCATGATTTCATTTTTAATCATGGTCTTATCTCTCTTCGTTTTTTCCATCTTTGCAGAGACAATATCTTTATTCAATTTCTCTTCTACCCATTTAATTAATTCTCTCACATGAGCAGTTGTATTTGTAATCTTTTGACCTTCTCTAACTTTGGTATTGTTGAATGTCTTAATGTATTCTCTAACAGTATCACTTGATGATATTCTATTGATAGACATTGCATTTGTTTGTTTGAATGTAGAACCGACAGTAGATAGAATCGAGGTGATTGTTTTCGTTTCTTCTTCTGTGAATGATGCAGTACCAGAGGCATCGGTGAAATATGCATCACGGAACCAAACATCTTTAGTTGGCGTTAGATTCTTAATGTCAATATTGAATGATGCCTTCATATCAGCAAATGTTTTGCCTGTGTATGAAGTATGAAACACAACACCCAACTGTGCAGCCTGCATAGTCTTTGCCAACTTAGAATCAGTTGGTACTGCGTACACTAATGTGTTTGGTTGAAATGTAATGTAATCTTCACCATCAAGTGTCTTATTTGACAAATCACCTTTTGCAAACATCATGTCGCCTTGCAATACACCTTTAATACCAAGTTTTGGTAGATATCTTAGTGCAACTTTTAGTTTTGCATTAAGGCCTTCACCTGGATGATTCGTATCAATATCATCATCGGTGTAGTTTAATTTTGCATTTGCGTTGAAAACACCTTTAGTACCAACAAAGAATTTGTTATTATCAGGATTTACACCACAAAAGATTGCAGGTGAACCATCCCATTTTGTTGTGACATTTACTTTTGTTTGTGAATGACCAGCAAGCATATCTCTCAATGCTTGTAAGAAATTAATTGCATCTCTGGCGCCCGCAACACCACGATTGAGAATCTCATCCTCAATATGTTCTAGGTGAAGATTCGCACCTTCTTTTTTTGCTTCGGTTAAAAATTGTGTGAAATTCATTTTAGTATAATTTTCCAAATGGACCGAACTGACTGCCTTTTTTCTGAGCAAGAAAGCACATATCGGTTAAAAGATTATCTCTTTCTTCTTTTTTCATTTCACAAATATTATATAAAAAATTCAATTGCATTAACTTAGAATTTGCTGTATGAGGTTCAAGTGTAAATACTTTTTGCATATTCGTAATAAACTCTCCTGCATTTTTTACACCTGTATCAACTTTTGCAGCTGCAATCGAATTGTATACTTTTGTAGCGTATTGTAAAGAAGTTTTATCATTAAACTCTGCACTAGTCATTGGATATTCTTTATGACTATTTTTAAATGGCAGTTTATAATCTTTCAATAGTTTCGCTAACAAGTCAAGTGGTGTTTTACCCAATCGTGCTTTAGTTCCCGCTGATGATGTTGGTTCAAATTTTAAGTTATTATAATCAGATGTGCTATTTGCTTTAATCTGAAAATCATATTTTACACCATCACCATCTACAATAATTCTAGTATCTTGTGTAGCAAACTGTGTTCCGTTTTTTAAATTTAAAGGACACTTCATCGATGAAATATTAAAATTATAATTCTTCTTATCGGGAAAATCATCTTCGTTTATATTAACTTCTTCGTACTTCGCTTCTTTACCAGAAATCAATTTCAAAGAAACACCAACAAGTCTTCTTTGTTTATACATTGTTCTCATAAGAGCATTTAATTCTAAAAGACTGGATGCTTTGCCGTCTTCAATTGTTTTTTTAATGTCAGCAATAACTTTTTGTTCATTCTGAACACACCAAATATCAGCAGGATTCCAAGAATCTTTTTTAGCAATTTTAAACTTTACTCTGGCTAATTCTGTGATATAATCCATGAATCCACCATCTCTTGTAAACTCTGTAAACTTAGATGCTGAAAACTCTTTAAACATAGTTTTTTGTTGAGCATAAAATGCCTTCAACCATTCTTCATTTAGTGCTGGATAAATTTTAACTAACTCACCAAACTTTTTATCTTTTCTAATATCATCAGGACTATTATATCTTTGATTATCATTTAATACTCTACGAAATATCCATGCAGAACCAAGTTCTTGCATCCTAGTTAACTCTGCAGCTGAATAAGATTTTGCCATTATAACTCCGTAAAATCTATGTTATTATTAAATTGCACATCAGGTTGCAAGTCAAAGAATTCAGCAATATTATGAACACCACTCTTTAGATATTCATACGCCTTTTGAAAGAGATTCATCAAATAGTTTTTAACTCTCTCAACAATACCTGTAATGATGTTTTCTGTTAGTAATGCACCATTGTAGTATTCTAACTCTTCTTCTAACTTTTTTACACCTAATGCAACAACTGTCCAATATCTATACTCGCCAGTTTTACCACCTTTAGTTTTGATGGATGTTGATTTAAATCTAACTGTGACACCACTCTTTGCAACAACTTTATCTAAAAATGCTTTGTTTGTTGATTTGTATAAATGCGGTGCATCACCACTTGGGTCACTTGATAAAACATATTCAGCATATGCTTGTGTCTTTGGTCCAAACTTAACTTCACCAGTCATTGCTTCTCTAACAAAGGCTCTACGAAAATCTTCATTCTCAGCAAATGCTTTTTGCATTAATGCTTTAACATCGTTGTTTACTTTGTTTGCATTTTTCAAAAACTTATCTTTACCCTTTTGAATCTCGCCTTCTACTTTACCTTTAGCGATTGCGCCTCTAGTAAGTGTGTCTATCTTAGACCAAATTTCTTTAAATAAATCTTGTTCAACATCAATGCCTGATTTTTCCATTGAACGGAGAGCTGCATAGAATGTTGCTTTAGATTCATTCGCACCACCAGACATAAGTTGGGCTGCACCCATCTTTAATGAGATTCTGTTTGTGCCAATAAGAATGTCTGTCTTTGGTGTTTTAGTTGCAGGTGGAACTTTCTCAGGTAACCAAAACTTAGACCATTCACCAGTCACCTCAACACCTTTTGTTGCTAATTTTGATGCTGATTTACCAGTAATACTTTGCGACTTCAAATACTTAACAATTTTCTTACCCGCATCTGGTGCAATAGTTTCAGTTTTTGGTTCAGGTTTTCCATTCCAAGCCGCTACGATGACTTCTTCAAAGACTGCACCCTCGGTGGCATCTTCGTTTAGATAATTTTTAAATGAACCCATGAACACTCCGTTATGTGATTCTTATATTTATCCGAAGAAATTGTCTAGGGCACCAGTATTCATATAGTCATTTACAAGATTAAATTCACCTTTTTTCTTACTGAAACACCAAATAGGTTCAATGTAAATCTTATGCATAAACTCATCTAAGTTCTCAACATTCTTTGGTCTTTGCATAATTCTCATACCCATTTGACCACAGAAGGTTGCACCTCTTTCAGTAAGATTATCAATCAAATCATCACTT